TGTCCCTGTAAACCATGACCCCATCCTTGCCGACATAGTCCTGCACCCGGTAAGGGTTGGCCTTGTTCTCGGCTCGGTACTGCTCAAACGCAGCCCATAGTTCTTCGGGGGTATTCCAAATTGGGGGTCGGCCTGCCATTAGTATTCGATTTTGTCGATTAGGTCGCTTATCTTGTTTACGATTTTCATTTTCACTTCGTACTGGTTCGGGGCATTGGACTCATCCACCGCTCCGATGCAGTCGCACAGGGTCGTTATGACCATCATGAGCGAGTCCATCCGAGCCTGCACTTGGGCTTCGTCTTCGTCTTTAGCCTTCGAGTTCGCCAAGTTCTCGGAGTTTATTCCTGCTCCATGATAAAGCAGACTTACCGCCCCAAAGGAGATAGGAGATGTAACCGCAGTCGGAGGTGTCGTCTGCGTTGTCGTAGTAGGTTTCAGCACGGGACAGGTAGGAGTGCATCCGCTTGATGGTTTCAAGGGAAATTGCTTCCCCGTTGGCAAGTTGCTGCGCCCTGACCTTGCCTGTTTGAGTAGCACACTTGTTCCCGTTGCGTTCGTTGAGTTCAATTCCCCGCTTGGCATTGGCCCGAATCTCTTGGCCGTAATCCGAATAAGACTCGAACTGCTGCCTCTTGTGATTCTCCCATGTTGAGCCGCAAACCGCAAGCCGTTGAGCCGTATCGGGGAACTCCGCATTGGCTTGGTTATTGCTCATGCAACGACCGATGAAACCTTCTTTGCTTTCGTTATTGTTCGGGATTGGCAGGGGCATTGCTTAGTGGGATTGTAACGGTGTTTTGGTTGACTTCGAGGAACAGGTCCGCTTGCAGGTAAATGTATTGGAGGGCCGATTTTACGCAGTCCGCACACCACCAATTCGTGGGCGGTCGTCCGTGAGCCGTGAGGATGGCTTGCAGTTCCCCAACCGCATCGGGTGGCAGTCGCATGGTCAGCGATGCCACATATTGGTCCCAATACTTCCTGTGCTTTTGGGCCACGATGAACTGGTCGTTGGTCATTTGAAGGTCCATTCCCGGATGATTATTGCGGTGGCAGATGAGGCAAGGCCGAGGATAGGGGCCAAGTACCATTGGCAGGTCGGCAGGGTCAGGAGGACTCCAAGCCAAAACCCGAAGCAGGTCATGCACGAAAACGGCTTACGCTTGGCGAAGGGCAAAGCGTAGAACCATCCCGGCAGGACCCGGAACTCCACGACCGCAAGGGTGGTGAGTGCGCTAATCAGGATTGGAAAAACCAGTATATCCATTGGCTTCGATTGCGGTTTTGATTTTGGCCTTGGCCTGTTCGATGGAGTAAATGATGGACCTGTACGGGATGCCTGTTTCCCGGCTCATGGCCTTCATATTCCCCGTCTGCATGAGCAGGTTCAGCAGTTCCTTGTCGTAGGGGAACGCTCCGTCTTTGGCCCAAGAGTCCATCTCTTGCTGGGCGATGGCCCAAAGGTCGTCAAGCAGGGAGTCGTAGTCTTTGCCTTCTTCTTGGGTTTCGGGGTCTACCTCGACCCTCTCGTCGTGGTGTCGGTACTTCTTGGCAAACTGGTTGTTGTTGCCCCGGTACAGGTTCATAATGAGCCGAACGATGTAGAAGCGCAGGTAGCCTTGGACCTGCATCTTGGTAATCTTGTCGGGGTCCTTTTCGAGCAGAATCAGGACGACCTCTTGTTCGAGGTCCTTCCAAAGCGGATTGCCCCCCGTAATGGTCAGGCAAGCCTTGCGGATTTCTCCGCTGCGATACAGGTCAAGGACGATGCTCTCTGCGTTCACTCACGCAAAGATGGAGGGGGTTCTCGCTAATGTTGCAAAAAATCCCGCGTCCTGTTTAAAACCTGTGTACGAAGGAATTTAATGTCGGGCCTTGCTCTCATGTTTATCGCAAGGATTTCGAGGTTGTGCATGACCGTTGCGTGGTTCCTCTTAATAATTCGCCCGATTTGGCAGTAGGTGTACAGGTACTCGGAGTAGGCGATGTCGGCAAAGATGCTTCGAGCAAGGACCAGTTCTTGGGTCTTGACATTGCTCAAGATATCATCGGGGCTGACTCCGACAACCTCTGCGGTATATCCGAGGATGGTGCGTGAGATTAGGTCCATGGTTAAAGTATTGATTCGATTAAGTTTATTCTCTCTCCTATCCACCGCATTACAGGCACGGCCATTGAGTTACCGCAAGCCTTGTACCTCGGTCCATCGGGGCATTGGTCGGCTTCCTTGTTGCGGTATGGAATCTTTGTCCAATCATCGGGGAATCCTTGTAAGCGTTCACATTCCTTGGGGGTCAGCCTTCGTATAGCCATTGAGTGTAACACGGCCCCGTAATGATTTACATCAGACGCTGAAGAGCCAATCGTCTGCGAGGTGCGCTCGTTGATGGTTTGGTTAAAAGTATCCACGGCAATACAAGGCCCACTCATTTTAGCCAAGTCGGTTTTGAGCGTTTGAGTGATGCCTTGGTCAACTTGTGCGGTACGCCAGTCCACGACTATCGGTTGGGCAACGGCTAATTGATTATCTCCCGGCTCTGACCTCAATGTGGGAGATGTGCCATTATCCGAATACCCATATCCAAGCCTTTGCATCTTGCCCGGTTCAAAGGCTATCGGTTGGGCAACTCCTTGAGTGGCCTTTGTGTCAACCGTATAAGATGTTCCGTCATCGTTCCATCCACGACCATTTTGAGCCTTTTCAATCGGCCTAACATCTTGAATGGCTATCGGTTGGGCAACTGCGTGTCGCCCTTTCGCAACCAACGATGACATCGTTTCTCCTGCCTCAATCCTCGGCTCGTATTGTGCATTCTCTCCTTGATTGAATGCTGCTCGGTCAATGACGGTTGGAGCATAAACCATATTTCCGGTTTCGTTTGAACCGCTTGGGCCTCCATATCCGGTTTTCCATTTGCTTGTAACGGTCGGGCTTATATTGCCTCCTACGCAACTCACATCGCCTGCCTCTCCAACGCTTCCTTGAGCATTGGCGGTAACTTCTTCCCTCTTTTTTCTGCTCGGTTTAATATTCCCTTGCAGGCTTTCTCGCTCAAATAGAACCGCTGCGGCAACTCTCCAATCTCCAAGGTATCCGACAACAAACACTCTTCTGCGTCTTTGGGCCACTCCGAAGTATTGAGCGTCAAGAACTCGATAGGCGAACCCATACCCGAGTTCGCCCAACGCCCCGAGGAAGGTGCCAAAATCTTTTCCTCCGTTGGACGACAGTACCCCGGGGACATTTTCCCACACGACCCACTTGGGACGGAATTTATCAGCGATTGAAAGAAAGGTAAGCATGAGGTTCCCTCGTGGGTCATCAAGACCTTTGCGAAGTCCGGCAACGGAGAAGGATTGGCATGGGGTTCCCCCCACGAGAAGGTCAATTGGTCGCTCATCTGCGATTGGGTTTTGGTTGATGGTTGTCATGTCACCAAGGTTTGGGACATGGGGAAAACAATACTTTAGGACTTCGGAGGGAAACTGCTCAATCTCGGAGAACCATTGCGGTTCCCATCCAAGGTCGTGCCAAGCAACTGAGGCTGCCTCAATGCCGGAGCAAACGGACCCGTACTTCATTAGAACGGGTTAGGGGGTAGTGGCATCCAATGGCTCACTTCGATTAGGAACCACGTTTGATGCTCGTAGTACCATCGTCCATCTCCGAGCCATGCGTAGGCTTGATTCATGTCGGTCGTGAATATCAGGACTGGCTCGTAAGGTGTCGGCATCCTGTCCAAGCATTTAATCCATTCCATGACTAAGCGTTTTTGGCTTGAAGGATTCGACCGAGCAGGGTCCAGTTCACGGACCAAGGCTTGATGGTTTCGGATTTGTCGGGGCGGTTGCAGTTGACGCATTCCTTGCGGATGTGCAGTTGCCAGCGTCGGAAATCGGTTGGTGTGGTTTTCATGGGTTTGGGGTTTATATGGGACAATTTGCGAGGTTTTGGGTAATTTATGTCAGGTTATAGGCTGACGCTGGGGGAGGTTTGGTAAGACCAGAGGCTGACGGATTTATCATTCATTATATGCGATAAGCGTGCTTATTGACCGATTTCTCATTCATTGTATCCGATTGCGTATAGTTTGAAATAGTTTGTACGCACCACACGAATCGGTCAGGGTCTTGATTTGAGGCCCGAATCCGTTGGAGCGGGATAGAACATACTCGCAGGCGTCCCCCTTGGCCCGCACCTCAATTACCTTCCAAGGGCGGTCGTTGGTGCAAGCGGTCAGCAGGAGCAGTAGTAGCAGGTATCGCATGGGACAAATATACACACTTAATCAACGAATGTAATTACTATTCACTTTTTGAATTTATCTAAATCTTTGATTGGAAGGTTCCAGCAATCGGCCTTAAAAACCCATCCATTAACATCGGTACTTCCTTTTTCATTAAATTGAGCGTTCTTGAAAAAATCATCCTTTGATTTATAGCCCAATAAAAACCCGGTTCGCATATCTTCTAAGACCCTAACAAAAAAATAGAAATCGCATTCTTGGTTGATATTATGATTTGAAATGCTGCACAAAAAATGCTCTTCAGGATAAACGGTTGTTCTTTTGGTTTTTACGTCTATTCTAAAATCATTGATAATTAAATCATAATGATAGGTTGCCTCATTGTCAATTTTTGCTTCCCTTTTTTTGTAAAAATCATAGACAACTATCTCTCCAATGGCCCCGTAAATATTGCTTTTACCGCTTGTAATCGAGTTGTTTAAAACTTTAAAATCGTATAATTCATTAGCCCTTACCCTTTGTTCGTTTGTGATTGGGATAATTATCATGTTCTCATAATTAAAGTTTGAAAATCCTCCACGCTTTGGATGACTTCGTACCTGTACCCTGCCTCTTGGACGACTGACTCCCACCACTTTTGGGAAAGGGATTGCTTTCCCTTATTGGCTTTGAACTCCAAGAAGATGGCTCCCTTGTCGGATAAGTAGGTCATGTCGGCCACTCCAGCGGTCAGGCCGATACCTTTGAGAAAATGACCGTTGGTTCGGCTTCGGGGGTTGTTGAGGTTGAGGAACAACCGCCCTTCTTCGTGGGGCTTCAAGAGTTTGAACAACTTGACGCAGGCTGCTTGCAGGGTGTATTCAGGGGTCATAAGGGATATTCGTTGGCTTTGGTGTATGGAAGTTGGCATTGGACTTGTGCGATGCCAAGGCTTCCGTTCCGGTTCTTTCGGAAGATGACTTCCATGAGGTCCTGCTCTGCGTTCTTGTCGTGTTCGTAGGGGCGGTACACGAAGGCGATTTTGTCGGCATCAAACTCCAGTTGCCCCGTTTCCCGAAGGTCGGACATGATGGGACGATGGTCTGACCTGCCTTCCGTTGCCCTTGAGAGCGAAGAAACCACGACCCCGAAGACCTTTTGGCGTTTGCAGATTGCCTTGAGTTGCTTGGATATATTGGTCATCTGCTCAATCTTGGGCTTTGGCTTGTCAATCTTCGCAGGTTCCACGAGTTGCAAGTAGTCGAGGTAAAACCCAACGATTCCGAACTTGGCCTTGAGTTTAGCGATTTCGCCTTCAATTCGGTCAAGATTTGCTTGATGCAGGTCCACAATGTAGAGAGGCTTCCCTTTGAGTTGGTCGGCTTTTTGTGCCAAAGTCAGGTACTGCTCGGTGCTGATTCGCTCGTCGGGCTTGAGAAATGCAGACCCGTCCATCATTCCGAGGTTGGAAAGCATCCGCTGGGTAAGTTGGTCTGCTGACATCTCCATTGTAAAGAAAACGATGGGGATTTCAGCCATGGCTTGATTCATGGCTATTTGCAGAGCAAGCAGGGTCTTGCCCATTGCGGGACGACCACCTACGAGGATGAACTCGGATGGCTTGAACCCGGTGCAGATGTTGTCAAGCGGTCGGATGAAGGTTTGGTAGATTTGGTCCTTGCGTCTGCCTTCCCGGACATCGTTCATATTAACGAGAAAGTCCTTGGCGAGTTCGTGAGCAGATGATTCGGAGGCATTGGACTCAACGGCTTGGATGGATTGATAGCGTTGGAATGCTTTGGGTATGTCCCTGTCGTGGGCGAGTTCTTCCATGATTCTCGCTTCTTCACGTTCCTTCCAAAGGTCGTGCAGGTCGGATGCGTAGGTCTTCCAGTTGCTCACAAGGCCCGCTTCGGGGTCGATGCCTTCGAGTAGGACGTGGGCTTGGCCTTGGTCTGCGAGGTACTTGTACACGGTTACGATGTCAACCTCTCGCTCTGCTTTGTGGAGGGACTCAATCGCCCGGTACAGGAGGACGTTGTTGCCTGTGAATAGGCGTTCGGGGATTTGGGTTAGGAGGACAGTTCGGTTTACGAACTTGTCCATTAGGCAGCCGAGCAATTTGCGTTCAGCGGACAACTGGTAATGGTTCATCATCGTTGGTTAGGTTTGAGTAGGCGAAGTTAGGGGTACGTTGGATGGCTTGGTCCTCCCAGCGTTTGCCGTTGAGGTAGGTGGCCGCATGAGGGACAAACTGCACGGGTGTTTGAGAGTAAAGCCTTGAGATGTTGTTAAGGGCTTCTTGCTGGTCTGCATTGGACAACTTTGCAAAGGATTTTGACGCTGCCTGCTTCCCGGTCTTGCGTGGATAGATAGCCCAAAATTGGTCAAAGATTGCACAAGTGTTCTTAATCTCTTCTTTGTTTGTTATCTCTTCTTCTCTTATCTTATCTAATC